CCGGGGATGTTGGCGATCTGCCGCTCGGCGTTGCTCAGGTGTTCGCGTTCGGTGCCGCCGGATCCGGATGATCGGTCGAGCTTGAATTCGTGCTCGGCGAAGGCGAGGAGGTCTTCGACGAGCGCCGCATAAAATTTCGCTCGTTACCTACGAACACCCAGCTTTGCCGGTGCAGCCAACCGAGCGCGGGGGCGCTGAACAACTCAAGCGCGGTGGCCTTGCTGAAGTCCATGTCGGGCAGCGGCTGGCCGTCGAAGTCGAGCAGATACCAGCCTGTCGCCAATGCCGCCAGACGCTCGGCCTGCAGCCTGGTGTTGTCGGTGTTCTCCAGGTCGGCGCGCTGCTCGGCGCGGCTGCGTTGCCGAAAGCCCTTGCGCACCTGCTCGCGCTGCTGGTCCTGTTCGAACTTGCGTCCGGCCTCGCTGTCCCACGGCAGGAAATCGATATAGGCCTCGTTGCCATCTTTATCGATCAACGGATCGACCTCGCCGGGCGCGATGATGGTCATGCGTGATGGCTTGTCGGTAACAACTCCGAGCTCGCTGAATTTTGACATGCAGCATCCTTCTGGCGGATAGGGCCGGGCGCCGCCAGACGCCCGGCCCCGGATGCATCCGTCGCCGGCTCGCTCGGGGAGAGAGGCTAACCCGAGATCACCGGCAACCATTGGCCCGCCTGGCGGTGCGGGATTTCGCTTTAAGCGATGACGGCGGTGTCGGTGATGCGCAGCGTCGTTGCGTCTCCGGTCGAGGCCTTCAAGGCGGTGAACGGCACGGTGATGGTTTGTCCCGCTTCGCCGCTGGTATCGACGCTCGCGCCGCCGAGCTTGATGCGCGGCAAGAAGAACGAGATCGCATCGGTCGCGGCGCTGCTGCCTGTCGTGAGATAGATCAACAAGCTGATCTCGTCCTCATCGATGAACGAGTTGATGAGCTCCATGTTCTCGAAGAACGCCGTGATCTGCCCCGTTACCAGCGAACGGCCGAGGAAGATCTCCGGAACGAGATCGGAGCCGATCACCGGCGTGCCTTCCGGGTTCATTTCCAATTGGATATTGGCGCCGGTGACAACCGCCCGCGTGATCCCGTTGACCTGCAGCAATCCGTTGACCGCCGCCACCAGCCCAGTGGTCGTTTCCGCCGCGGGCGAGGTGAAGAACGGCGCGGCACCCGCTTCGAACGCGATGCCGTCGCGGCCCATGACGGTAAATTCCACGGTGCCGATGCCGGTCGGTGGCAACTGGATGTTGAAGCCGCCCACCCGGCATTCAGTGAACACCTGAGCAACGTCGATGTCGGCGTTCCATATCTCAAACGCGAACTTGCGTGACACATGCCCCGATGCCGGGATGATCAAGGTGCCGCCGGTGCCCGCCATCGAGAACGTGGTATCCGCCGCCATCGTCGTCGGCGCCGGATAGACGTGGATGGTGCGGTTGGACGCGCCGCTGAACGAGCTGATGGTGAAATTCTTGCCGTTGTTGGTGACCTCGGACGCGCCGGTCAGTCGGATGACGTCGCCGACCCGCAGGCCCGAGGCAACCGGATCGCCGCCGCCGGCAATCAAGGTCGAGGTCGTATGATCCGCCGCAATGCTGGTGAGCTCGGTGTTGCTCACCGACGTCGGCGTGATGTCCCAGGTGCCACGCATAGCCGCTTCGAACAACATCTCGTAGGTGCCGGGCGAAAGCTCGCCAGAGATGCCGCCGGTGACCCTGCGGACGCCGTGCCGGAAATCACTTAGCTGCCGGTGGCTGTTAATTTCAGCCGACTGATACGTGTCCTTCGACAGCGTCAGCGACGACGACACCCGGCGCAGGATCTGCCCGCCGGTTGCGCCCGGTTCGACGGTCGGATCGGGACCGGCTCCCGGCGTGATGTTGCCCGATGCATATGGCTTGACGGTAATGCGTGCAGATACGCCTTCCGCGAGCGGCATGGCGATGCTCCTTTGTTGAGAGGTTCGGAAAGCGCCTGCCCTCGGCGCAAGATGCGAAACAAGACCGCGCGGGCTACGCGGAAATCAAATCAACCGACTCGCCAAACGCGGACGCCGTTTTTCAATTTACGTTGGCTGAGTTTGAAGCCGGTGCGTTGCTGCGCCTTCCAGCGCATGACGTTGATGTCCCAGTGGCAGCGATTGGGAAACCACAGGCTGTCGCCTACTTTCATTTCGCTCCACGGGTACAATTGGCGGTTCACCCGAGGTAGTTGGATGTCACGCTCGATCTTGGGGATCGGGTAACGCTGCCGCATTCATCGGGCGTCGAGGTAGTTGGTCGGGACGCAGACCCAGGCTGTGCCGTCCCATTTTGCCGTGATGCATTGATTGCTTGGTGGCGAGGGTGGCAGGGTCCATGCTGGGCCTTGCGGACCGGGTACGCCTTGCGGCCCTGGGTCGCCTTTTGGGCCTTGCGGTCCAGCCATCCCGGCGGCGACGGTGGCGCAGACCCATCCGGCGGCGGAGAATTGCAGGCTGCGGTTTGCGCCTTGGCAGTAGGGTGGCGTTTGCTGGGCGTTGGCCGCCGGCACGGCAACAGCGATGAGCAGCAACATGCTGATACATGATGTCTTAATCGCCATGCGCCTACCCCACAGTATCGAACGTGACGTCGATCTCCACGATCGCGCACTGGTAGTTGTTGAGCTCGTTCCTCTGCAGACCGGGCGCCGCGATCGATGCGCCGTCGCCCGCAGGCGTTATGTCGGCGCTGCGGCAGAAGATGTCGTCGTCGCGATACGAGCGCAGCCTTGCCGCGATGGTTTCAGCATGGAGCATGGCGCGGCGCCCGCCACCGCGGGACGGCACGAAGACGAACACGGTGACGCCGGCGAGGTTGCGGTAGAGGTTGCGGCCGACGCCGCCGCCGAACGCGATCGGGCCGGGCCGCGAGCCGAGGTTGTCGAACACCACATAGGCGAAGTCCGCCGGCACGTCCGGCAGCGGGCCGCTGTCCTCGCCGTGCCAGCGCAACGGCACGGTGATGCCGCTATCCACCGCATCGAGCCTGGCGCGTACCGCATCGTAAGCTTCTGTAGCTGATGCCATCAGCCGCCGACCGTTATCTCGTAGGCCATCAGCACGCCTTGGACGCGCCGCGAACTGTCGTCGACCGCCTTGACCTGCAACTCGCGCCCACGCACCAGGATCTTGCAGTTCTGCGTTGCGGCGAGCGTCACGCCGGTGCTCTCAACGTCCTCGGCCAGCATGATCAGCTTGCGGTCGCCCTGTACGATCGCGCCGACCAGTTGATCGGGATTGAACTCGACCACGCGGGCGCGCACGGTCTTGTCGTCGTAGGTTTCCGACGTGCCCATGTAGGTGCGGATGACGACGTCCTCGCCGACCGTCGAGATCGCGTCGAGATATTCCGCCTTGATCTCGGCCGGCGTCATACGCGGACCCGCTTGAATGGGTTGAGCATCGTCGCGACGTCAGGCGGCAGCAGCGAGCTCTCGCCGCCAGCCCGGTTGCCCGAGTAGTAGTCGCGCGTAATGACGCCGGGGATCTCGACCGAGCGCAGCATCGGGTCGCGGTCGCGCGACGACAGCAGCGACCGGCAATAGGCAACCGCGGCGGCCTCGAGCGCCGGCGGCAGTGTCCGGCCGGGATCGCCCGGCATGACCCAACCGCCGGAATAGGTAACGGTCATCGCGGTATAGAACCGCCATGGCGTTGCCATGCCGGCGCCGTCGATCCACAGCACCAGGCCGTTAACCGGATCAACCACCCATTCGCCGTCGACCAGTGCGCCGTTGGTGTCGGAACTGATCGCCGTGATTTCGACCACGGGGGTCCGCTCCAGCAGGATCGAGCTTGAGCCGTTGTAGTAATTGCCGTGCGATGGGCGGAACGTCTCGATCACGCTTTCCAGCGCGAGGTGGTAGCCGAGCTCGGCCTCGATCCGCGATGAGGCCTCGTCGATCGCGGTGCCGATTTCGGCGTCGTTGCCGGTGATGCCGAGGTCGGACTGGATGCGCGCAACGGTGGTCAGCCGTTCGTTGGTTGCGGGCGTTACGACGGTGATGATCGAGCGCATCTAGAACCCGCCGCCGCGTTCGCCGCGTTCGCCCTTGGCGCCGATCGGGCCGCGCTCGCCGGGCTTGCCGTCCTTGCCATCACGTCCGCGCTTGACCGAGAGCCGCCAATGGCTGTCGACGCTGTCGGGCCTGGTGTCGGTGTCCTGCTGCGCGATCCAGATCGAACCGCCGTGGCTCACAGCATCGCCGCACTCATAATTGACATCGCCCTTCCACACGCCGCAGTCGATCGGTACCGCAGTCTTGATCTCATGGATGCGGCCCGCCAGCATGACATGCAGCGTTCGGCCACCGTCCGATGAGGTAACCGTTGCGGCCTTGAGACAAACCGCGACCGCTTGGTCGATGTATTCCTTGAACAGTTCGATGTCGGCGGCGTTCTTGCCGGCCGGTCCCGGTGGTCCTTGCGGCCCCGGCTGACGCGCCAGCGCCCGGACCTCGGCGAGGCATCGCTGGCCGAGCGCCAGACAGACGCCGATGGCGTCAACCAGAGTTTGCGGTTTGTCTGTCATGTGCCCTCGGTGACGAAAGCGCCAAGCGGTTCAAACGTCCGCTCCATGAACGCGGTAAATAAAACTGGCGGCGCCCCGGCCGACGGCCAGACCTGGACGGTGCCGAGATAAACCTTGGCGACCAGCGCACTGCCGACATAGAGCTTGTCCGCCGTGTTCAGCAGCATCTACCCGACGACCACGTAGAGCGTGTTGGGGTCTTTGACGGCGAGCGCGGTATAGGCGGCCTGCGTCATCTGCACGAAGGCTGGCGACCAGTCCTTGCTTTTTCTGGAATACGCGATGCCATCGTTTGGCGCTTCACCGACCGGCGAATTAACGCCCGCACTCTCGCGCGAGATGATCACCCGCGCAGCGGTCAACGGGCTGGCGCCGGCTTTCCATGTCACCGGCAGCGTCACGTAGGTTGAGTTGTCGACGAACGCGCCGGTCAGTTCGTACAATTGCCATTTGGTCGGCAGGTCTTTGTCTTGCAGATAGAACGTGTCGCCGATGTGAACCCTCTGTAGAAAGTAGTTCTTCAAGTTGATCGCGTTGACGTCGTTGGTGATGTAGTTGAGATAAATCGCGGTCGCCAGGTTCTGCGTCACGTTGTTGAAGCGAACGCCACCCGCGGCCGGTGGCGGCGTGGTCGTCGCGTTGAACATATAGTTCTGCACCGCGCCATAGAGCGAGCCATCGATGCCATCGGCACCAGCCGGCCCGGTCGGCCCGCTGTTGCCTTGTATGCCTTGCGGCCCGGTGGCGCCGGTGGCGCCGGTCGCGCCCTGAATTCCCTGCGGCCCTTCCGGCCCGGTCGGTCCAGTCGGCCCCGTCGGTCCCGCCGGCCCCTGCGGACCCGGCGGCCCCTGCGTGCCGTCGCCGCCGCCTTCGCCACCAGTGCCGCCGCCCGGCACGATGACGACGCCGCCCACCTTGACCTCGGACCAACCGCCGTCCTTGCGACCGTAAATCTTGCCGTCCTGCGGCCCCTCGGTCACCACAGGCTTTTTCAGGTTGCGCAGCCGGCCGCGACTGTCGAGCGTCAGGTCCTCGCTGCCGCCGATCGTGTCGGGGCCGGACCAGACCGCCACCTGATCGGCGCGGCCCTTGCCGTCGATCGTCTTGCGGCCGATGCGAAACTGTTCGTTCATTTCTTGGCGGGTGTAACGCGGCCGGGCGACAGAACGCTGCCGTCGCTCAGCGTCAGCATCAACTCGCCATCGCGGTTGATCGCGGCTGCCGTCACTCCGACGCCATCGCGGCCAGGCGGCCCGGCATCGCCCTTGATGCCGATGCCCGGTTCGCCACGCTCGCCCGGCAATCCTTTTTCGCCTTGCAGCCCGATCACATTGCCGAGCCGCTCGCCGCTGCCGTCCGAATATGAGATCGCCAGTGAGCCGTCGCGAGTGATCACGGCGCCTGTAACATTCCGCAACGATGCTGCCGGCGCGACCGCAACCGGCGCGACATCGATATATTCCGGCATCGGTTGCGCCATCGCCTCGAGCACGCTTTTGAGCCGCTCGGCCAGATCGGGCGGTACCGGAGCCGCCTCGACCGCCTTGATGCGCTCATGCATCGCGCGCAACGGCTTGTCGATCACGTCGAGCACCGCGTCGACCATCTTGCCAACGTCAAGCATAGCTGAACCTTTCAGCGGACTTGCGATGCAGGTCTTCGATGAAGGCGACGGCGTCGTCGCCATCGTCGGCGGGCGCGGCATCGTCGTTCGCCGGCGGCGGCGGCGCATTACCGGCGGCGGTCGCGAACGGATCATCCTGCGCGTCGCGCTTGGCGAGCGCCGCGACGCTGTAATTCTGCTGCTGCAGATAGGCGTCGGTGCCGCCTTCCTCCAGCTTCGGCAGGTTCAACCGCTTGCGTGCTTCGTCCAGCTTCTTGATGCCGGCGCCGACCGCTTCCGCTTCGCTCTTCACCAGGCTTGCGGTGTCCATCCGCAGCAGGTTGTCGAGGTCGAATTCGGTGCCGTAGCTGCGGCCGGGAACGGTCGTCAGCCCCATGCCCTCGTCGAGGCAGAGCTCGATCGACTCGAAATATTTCTGCAGGCACTGCGAATAATATTGCTGGTTCAGCGCCTCGATATTGTTGTAGCTCGGCGGATCGCCGATGCCGACCATGTGCGCCGGCACCGAGAACGCCGAGCAGACCATCTTGCCCGACAGCCCGAGTTGCTCGACCAGTTGCGCGTCCTTGGCGGCCTGCGCCATCGGCTGGAATTTCACATTGGCGGAAAACACCGCGACCTTGCCGGAATTCTCGCCGGTGTAGTTCGCCGCCCATTCCTCCTTGATCCGGTCGGCGTCTTCCTTCCGCATCGAGCCTGGACCTTCCGGCGTGATGATGCCGCCGGGCCGGCCGCCGTTGCGAAACAGCTTGATCGACTGCCGCTGGATATCGAGGCCTTGGGTTGCGGCCAGTGCCGCTGGCGCCATCGGCGGCAGGCCACAGAGCGGATGAAACCGCACCGTGGTCATGTCATGGATCATCTCGCTCGCCGGCACCGTGACGTTGTCGCGCACGCCCGCGAGGTTGTCGGCATGGAGCTCGTAATAGATTGCGCCGTCCGGGGCGACCAAGACCTTGATGCGAGTCGGATCGAGTACGTAGAGCCCGGTGACGACGCGGCGCTCGTCCCGCTGCTTTAAGACATAGGCATTGCCGTTGATCAGTTTCGACGTCATCCAGCTTTCGATGAATTGCACACGGGTCTGGTAGCTATTCGGTTTTTCCAGCACTGGGCTGAACGCGGGCGATTTGGTTTCCGCCCAGATGCCATCCGCGGTTTCCTCGACCAGGCGCAGTCGGCACTTGGCGATGTCGCTGGCGATCAAGGTGATGCAGGCATAGACCGCGTGATACGCAACCAACGTATCGGCGCGCTCCTCCATATTGCGCTGCCACGCGCCGGTGAACGGCTCGCGCACGATCGGCCACCAGCCGCCGCCCGATGACGACGACCATTGCTGCAGACCCGGCGCCGCCTTGGCGCGCGAGATATCGAAGCCGAGCAGACGCACCTAGTCCTCGGCCTTCATGTCTTTGCGCTTGTAGTTGCGCCGCTCGCCTTGCGTCTCGGCGTCAGGCTTCTTGGTTCGGCCCAGTTGCGCCTCGGGCAGATCGATATTCAATTCCGGCGGCTCGGGCTCCGGCTCGCCGCGGTCGGGTTCTTTCGCCATCGGCTTGACGGCATGGGTCAACAGATCGATGTCCTTTTCCTCGACGACAAATGTCTCGCCCATCTTGACGTTGCGGCCGTTGTAATAGAACCGCTCAAGCGCAACCAGTTTCGGCATCGAGGCCTCCTTCGAATAAAAGCAAAACGGCCCCGGATTGCTCCGGGGCCGCTGTCTTGCGTTAGGCGTACTTCGCGCCCGAGATGTATTGCACGGCCTGCGCACGGCGCTTGAGCCAGTTGCAATATCTTTCGGCACGTACCAGGGCCAAGTTGTGCTGGAAGGCACTGATCGTAATCGTGGTCGCCAGGGCCGGGTTGTCCGGCGCCCCGTCCATCTGCACCGACGCCTCGCGCGAGATGTCGATCGAGACGTTGCCATCGTCGGCAAGGAAGATCTCGTCCGGCTTGAGGAAGATGATGTTGTCGCCGTTGGCGGCGACGTCGCCAGTCGCATCGACGTTGCCCGAGACGACCACCTGATAGCCCTGCACGGTGCCGCCGGTTGACGACACGTTCGGGAACAGTGGTTGGCCGAGCGAGTTCAGCATCATGCCCAGCGAGCGGGCGATCCTGGTGCTCATGACGATGGCAAGGTTGGACGTGTCGATCCGCGCCGCGTCGAACAGCGCCAGCGTGGTATTAAGGTCGGCAGCAAAGTTCGAGTAAGCCGTCCCGGTCGCCGCCGTAGGTGTGACACCGTTGGTGATCGACGCCGGCGACACGCCAGCAACCGCCGCCTTTTCCGGATCGATGAAGTCGTGATCCATCAGCATGATGATGGCATTGGCCAGTTCGTCGCGCACCATTTCTTCCGCCGATGGGCTCGAAAACTTCACGATTTCGTCAGTTAAGGCCACGATTCCCGCAATTTTGTAGTAGCCGAGCGACACCGTATCCAACGCGAACGCGCTGAGCGGCTTGGGCGCGGCCTCGCCGACCCAACTCACGCTCGCAACACTCGTCTGCCGCGGCACCTTGATGTTGAACGGCACCTTTCGCAAACCCGCGATACGGCCGACGATGGTGCGGTGCCAGAGATATTCGATCATCTCCGATGCCATCACGGTCGGCTGCACCAGCGTTGCCAGCGTGGTTGACGAGCCGGCCGCAACCGCGGCCTTCAGTTCGGTTTCCAACTCGGGGTGATCCGGCCAGCGTTGCCGCGCGATCTCGCTCGCCGGCACCATCTCCTTGAACGAGATGGCCTTGGCGATCGCGAACCGCGCCAGCATGATGCCGGGCTTCAGATTGCGCTTCGTCTCGACGCGAACGCCCGCACGCGCCGCCGCGGCGGCCTTCTGGTCGCTACCGTCGGCCGGCACCGCAGCGGCCCTGTTGGCCTTCTCGAGCTCATTCAGATCGACGAGCTCGCGATCGATCGTCCTGATGCTATTGCCGAGATCGTCGAACTCGACCTGCTCGGCCTCATCTTTGGTGCGGCCTTCTTCGCTGGCCTTGGCTTGGATTTCCTCGCGGCGCGCAGACTTGGCCTGGCGCGACGCCTCGAGCGCAGTGATCTGCTCGGCGTAGGTTTTCGATTTCGTCACGGTGATCTCCTCGATCATCACGGGTTTTCGGGATGCCGTGACGCCGGCGGAGAGAAGACGAACGCCGTTCTGCTTGTGGCCGGTCGCGGCCAGCATTGCGGTGTCGATAGATTTGATGCGGTCGATGGTGCAGTCGGCGTTCGCCGGAATGGTCACAAGGCTCAACTCGAGCCAATCCCATTCCTTGATGCGCCAGCCGCCTTCCTTCATGACCTCGTAATTCTTGATGCTGAAGCCGATCGAGACTGCAGGCACCAACTTCAGCTTGATCGACTGCCACGCCTCATCGAGCCGGTCCTTCAGCGTGCCGGGCTCGTTGCTCTTGGCGATGCGTGCCTTGAACGGGATGCCGGACTTGCCCGGCTTGGCGTATTCGACATGGCCGACCGGCTGGTCGCTCTTGTGCTGCCACAGCAACGGCATCGGCACATTGAACTTGGCGCCCATCGACTCGACGATGTCGCCAACCCGATCGGTCGACGGCGTCGTCGCAATGCCTTCGATCAGGCGTTCGTCTTCCTTGATCGACTTGATGTCGATCATTGAATAAGCGCGGTTCATGAGGGTCATCCTTCAGACGACGAACATCTCGTAGGTCACCGCGGCGTCCGGGTTCTTCACCATCACGGTCGCCGCATCCATCAGCGCGCACCAAGGATCGATCTTGGCGTCGCCGGCATTGCTCTTCGTCGCTCGTATCGCAGTCGCGGTCGGCTCGATCTTGACGTTGCCGGCGCACCAATCCATCAGTCCGCTTTTCGCATGCACGAACGTGCCGTTGGCGAGCTTGCGCTCGACCGTCTTGATCGCGCCCATCAGCCGGTAACCCTGGCCGATGCCGACGATCTGCTCCGATGCTTCGTCGACGCCGATCGTTGCCAGCGCATCGACGAACTCGCCATACGGCCCTTCGATGTCGAGCGCCACGCAGCTTAGATGCCCGGCTTCCTTGACCCGCTCGACAATCGCCACGATCGCCGAGATGTCGTCCAGCTTGTCGTCGACGATAGTCAGTTCGCCGGCCGCGGCAAAATCCTCGAGCCGCGAAGCTATCGAAAGCCTGCGCGACAGAACCCCGCGATGGCACCAGGCATGCGACCAACTCAGCCAGTTCTTGGTTCCCCGCTCTCGCCCCAAAACCGATAGGCCAAACAGATCATCGAGGCCGCCGCCGTCGACGCCGATCACCACCGCCTCGCTGCGTTCGATCAGGCTGTCGAGCGTGAGTGTGTCATCGACGGCGCCGCCCCAGTACTCGGCCCCAGACCAGCCATCGGTAATCAAGCCGAGCCCCATCTCGATGTTGAGATGCTGCGAGGCCCAGATGCGGATCGCCTGGTCGTTCTTCGTCTGCTCGGTGCTCCAGTCGGCAACCAGACTATCGAGTTGAACGCTTCTGCCGAGATTCGGCATCACCATCGGCCAGTTGGCCGGGTCGCCCCATCGCTCGCGGTGCTTGCCGATCGCCTCGGGGAATTCGTAGAGAACCGGCAAGAGCGGCCGCGAAACCTTGCCGCGGAAGAAGCCGTCGCGAACCCGCCGCGCGTTGGTGAGCTCATCCTTGAACGCGCCGGACGGGATGTCGTCGGACTGCGTCGTCGTAATGATCAGCAAACCTTCCGGCGTCTTCTCGAGGCCGCCTCTTATCTGCCGCAGAACCTTCGGTGTATGCGGATTGCGGCCTAGCAGATGAAGCTCATCGATCAGCGCGATGAACAGAATGGTCCCGGCTAGAATGTTGACGTCGAACGTCTTGACCTTGAGCTCGCTCTGGTTGCGCAGGTCAACGATCGTTTTGACGTGGTCGCGGGTCCGAAACCAACGCTTAAGGTCCGGCGCCGCCTCGATCATGCCGACAGCCTTGTCATAGGCGTTGTCGGCAATGGCCTGCGTCGGCGCCACGAACAAACCCTGCGCACGCGGCCGCCGGTTCAGCAGCATCGCCGTCAGCAACAGACCGGCCGAATAGGTCGTCTTGCTCTGCCCCTTCGGCAGCATCGCCAAGATGTCGCGGATGTAACGCTTCTGCTCGGCGGGAAACCACGAACCGAACGCAACCTTGACGATGTCGCGAAACCACTGCCCGCAAGCATCGCGCATCGGCGGCATGCCGGGAACGTCCGGTAACCGCAGCGTATCGAATAGCTTCAGACCGTCAGCGGCCTCAACCGCGTTAAGCGGCAGATCGGGTATCAGCGACCGGCCATGCAACAGACGGTCTTGCCAATCCGGACAACTCAGATCCCACATGCCTCTGATCCCGCGCCGCCAGCACCTCGCCAACCGGCGAACTCAAGTCCGGTTGCTGCGCCTGCGCCAGTCGCTCTTCCTTCTTGCCGAGCGCCGACAACGCGCTTCCTTCGGCCCAACGCGACCGACAGCGCAGCCAGAACATCATCGCCGGCACGCTGCCTTTCTTGGCTGCGCCAAACAGAAAACCGGCGAC